CATAACCATTAACACCGCCACTGATGCGAATGTTAGACAATGTTCCTAAATTGATATTAGGTGCACCAGAGAAGTTTACATTGCCCGTTGAACGTAAATTACCTGCGGCATTTACAGTAAGATTACCACCAACAGTTACATTACTAGTGAACGAACCTGCTGATGCTGAAACTGTTCTAGATACAGTAATATTACCACCGATAATATTACCAGAAGAAGTAATATTGGCATAATTTAAAATATCACCTGTTACTTCAAGTGAAGTGAGTGTACCTACACTTGTGATATTAGGTTGAGCATTGTCACTAACTGTATTTGCTACACTAGAAGTAATACCTGTTAATTGACTACCATTACCAATAAAATAGTTAGCAGAGATATTACCAGTAACACTCAATACACCACTGATGTTACCATTACTAGCACTAATGTTTGATGCTACAGTTACATTTCCTACATTAAGTGAATTAGTCGATTCATTGTAAGTGAACCCTGCATCGCCACCAAATGTACCATTGTCATTATATTGAACAAATGAGTTAGAGCCGCCAGGTGAACCATTACCGCCACCTCCTCCTGCCGCCCAATTTAATACACCATTGCCATCTGTTTGTAAAAAGTATCCAGCGGTGCCGCCTAAAATACTTACGTTACTAATGTCACCTAATGTTAATAGATTTCCATTCCAAGAAGTATTTGGTACACCACCTAGTGTACCTGCATTGTTAAACTGTAATGTACCACTTGCACCACCTGGATTGCCGCCACCCTCAAAAGGTTGTCCATTTGCATATTTGTAATATGAGGCATAGACTGTATTAGCGGCAACGTTTCCACTAGTTAATACGTTGGTAATTACGTTACCATTAGAGTCAACGACTGCTACTGATGGTATACCAACTGAGTATCCACCTAGAGAGTTAAACGGTTCTGCGGCCATATTGTATAGGTTCCATTATATCTTATTAATTATTTATCAATATATCTTTATTAAAGATGCAGAAAAAAGAACCTAGGAGTGCTTTTTTATAAATACAAGATGCTTACTACTCAGCCATCAAGACCTATGTGCAGTCATTGTGACTTTGCTCTTGCTAAACCAAATGGCAAGAGTAAACATGGCTTTCAAAAATGGCATCGCTATTGTGTTGATTGTGCGAAGGCAATTTATAATAATAGATTTAAACATCTACAGCACAAAAAAGTAAGTTGTGAGAAATGTGACTTTTTACCAGAAGATAAATGTCAACTAGATTTAGTGTATAGAGATGGAAATAAAAACAATAAGATAAAAAGAAACTTGTTGACATTGTGCGCCAACTGTGCTAGAATACATAATAAGAAGTTGCGTACTGGTAAGAAATCTATTTTAAATGCAACAGTAGACGGTGATACCCGAATCGCATAGCCAAAAGAAAAGGCTCCGAAGAGCCTTTTCCCACTTCCCATCCCTGAGAAAGTTTTTCTTATTGGAATGTCAAGTTCTGAACAGCGATTTCACCAACGTAATCAGCCGCGTTACCGAATGATGACGCAGTGTTTGTTAATTCGATGTAACCATAACGTGTCATGAATGATACGACTGGTTCGAATGTTGATGGATCTAGAACAACGCCACTGCTCATCAATGGAATGTATGGGCAATAGAACGCTGCCGCGTCAGTTTCAGATGAACCCTTATAACCAACCAATACTGGCTGAGTGTCAGGAGCATATGAGTCAACGAACACACGCATTGCGCCGTTCAAAGTACCTACGAACTTAGTGTTAGTTGGTGCTTCGAATGTACCTTCTGTAGTACGTGCGAATGCAGATGTTGTTGCAGACTGTAGAACAGTCAATGCGGCTGAAGAAACAACAGCCCAGTTACCAGCACCACGACGAGTGCGCTGTGCAATCAAGTTAGCAACACGATTGATTAGAACTGCTAAGGCAGCATGTTCGTCACCAACGTATGTAGCAGTACCTGATACAGTAGCCTGGTTGTATGTGAATTCAGTTGACGCTAGAGTGCGCAATGAAAGCAAGATTTCTTGGTCGATTTCAGCAGTAATTTCTTGTGCTAAAGCGGCCATAATTTCTGATTCAACATCGATACCGTGCTGTGACTGTGCGTCTTGCGCGGCTTCAAATGTCCAACGTGCTTGCAACTTACGTGATTTGGCTTCAACAGCCTGACGTAGAATCTGCACAGAAATCTGCTTACCACCGTTACCTTCAAGAGTTGCTGTGTCAGCACCAGTGTAGTAAGAACTAGATGTAGCATCGTTCTTAACACGTGAGTATGCCTGTGCAATCTTGAATGGTGAGAGTGCTTCTTCACCAGCAGTTACAGATGTAGCGGCTGCTGAGTTGTCAGTCAATGACTGAGCGTAACGTACACGCAATGTGTGAATCTGACCAACTGGGCCTGTCATTGGCTGAACACCAACGAGTTCGTTAGCGATAACAGTTGGCATAACACGACGAATAACCGGTAGAATTACGCGGTTAAGAGTTGCGATGTTACCTGCAGTTGTAGTACCGGCTGAAGATTCAGCAAGCAACTGCTTCTTGGTGTTTTCTAAAATAACACCCATTGTTGAACGACGAGTTCCTTTTAAGCCTTCTAGCAGGGCGTCTTTAGTTTCGTCCCAACGGCTTTCTAATAATACTTTTGACATTTATATTCTCCTAAACTATGTCTAATTAAAGCCCTGCCAGGCGCTTGATATCAATGACGTTATCACGTTCACTCAAATCAACTTCTTTGTAATTCTTGGCAGTTTTATTACCGGTTGCTTCTACAATAACAGATTCAGTTAACGCAGGCTTTGTGGCCTTTGTTTCTGATCCGGTATTAAGAACAGCAGGTAAATACTTGTCGAATGCGTTCTTCAACTTTGTTGTCTGAACGCTTTCTAGTAAACTTCTCATTACTACGGCTTTCTCTGTGTTAAGGTTAGATAATAGATCATCTAGTGCCTTTTCACGTTGAGTTGACTCTTTAATAATGCGAACTTCACGTTCTTTTGATTCCACTAATTTAGTTGCTTGCGCAATTACCTTAGCAGATTCGGCTAGTTTTACATCCTTGGCAGTAAGTGCTTGCATTAACTTACGAGTTTCAGCCTTCTCATTTAAATGAGTAACTGAGAATTCGCTTGCGAATGCTTCGAACAATTTACGTCCAAAGTTGTTTTCTCTAGCAGATGTAATGTCTTCCTTAAGTGTTGATAGTTCACCCTTAAGATGTGTTTCGACAATGTTGCTAACTCTTTTAGCACTTTCAGCAACAAACTTGCTTTTAAGTGTTTCTAATTGCTTGCGACCTTCAGCAACCAACTTGACCTTTGCTTCAACAACTGCTTGTCTATCCACTGCGAATTCTTTAATTTCGCGGGCTAGTGCATGTGTCACAAACTTTTCAAGTTTCTTCTGATTTTCCATCTGAAGTTTACGATCAGTGCGTAGTTCACGAATTTCTTCGGCTAGTTTAGTAACCATGAAATCATTGAATTTAGTTGCATTTTCTTGTAACTTGAGTTTTGCTTTTACGCGGTCTTCGTTCATTGCTTGTCTTTCATTGCGAAATTCTGAAATTTCTTCTGAAAGACTGTCTGTCATCATCTTATCGAGGGCTTCTACCATTACACTACGATCATGCTCGTAACGTTGTGCGAATTCTTCGTGTAATTCTGCACGTACTTGATTTTTTGCTTCGTTCAACTTAGATTCCCAGGCTTCATTTAATTGAGTCCCGATATCTTCGCTGATTAATCCACTTTCAAGTAATGGCTTGATAGCATCAAACATGCTGATATCCCCTTTTTATAATTTGAGGTCTTTGATGAGGCGCATTACTTCCTCTTTCAAAAACTTCTCTACTTTTTTGTCGCCTCTTGCTTCCTTAGCAATATCCATTAACTTATTTCCATGACGCATGTTCATCATGCCTTCATAGATCGCCTTTGGATAAGCGTTTGGTGCGCTAGGTTGTGCGACAATATCTACAGTGATAATTTCAAAATCACTGACGCGGCCATCTAAATCGTTTACATTACCTGATCCACGACTAGATACACCTAGTTTGACTCCACTGTCCAACATGGTAGTTACTAACTGCCCCATTGGAGTTGGAAGAATTTTTAGTTTTCCATAACCATTTGGACCGTCCATCCACATACTAGTAATCATATGTGATACACGGTCCAAATTAATTTTTAAATCATCCGGGTGATCTACTTCACCTAAAACTGAGTAGCCTTCTGTAATTTGCTTGTTTAAAGTATCGACAGCACTTTCAATTTCATTAACGGGATAAACACGTTCATTGGCGTTTTTTACTCCACCCTGAATGAAAATACCCTTCATATAAAGGGACTTTAATGAGCCTTCACCTGAGGATTCGACCACGATATTAGCGCGGTCGAATGTCAAATTTTCTCTGAGGTACAAAGCCATTTGTCTCAGACCTTACTTTGCTACTGGACTCTTGTCGTATGCTGACCCGTCTTTTGTAACGGGCTTTGGTGCACTTGACAAATCTTGCGTCTTATGTCCTGGGGCGTTCTTAAACTTAGATGCGCCTTCTACATCTTTCGCAGTTGGGGCTGTGCGACCTTTTTCGTCGGCACTGCCAAAGTTAACTGGCTTGCTGTCCATGCCTGCTTTGCCAGAATTTGCGGCTACTGGGCTCTTTGTTTGCACGCCGTTATCGCCATGTGTCACAGATACTTTTTGTAACTGGATTGCTTCCATAACTTCTTCTTCTGAACCGGCTTCAAAGTCAACCATTTCGTCGCCTTCATCGCCCATATCAGCGTCGGCTGCGCCACCGCCCATGATTTCTTCAAACTCAGCCATCAACTGGTCAAGTTTGTCTTCAATTCTAATGACTGCATCTTCAACTTCTTCAGAATCTTCACCATCATCATTATCCATTTCCATGTCATGAGTTAGGTCTTCTCCATCTTCTTCGGCTTCGTCATCAAACTCTACGTCTGATTCGTCTTCCTCAGTAACGCCTGATTCTTCTGCGTTGATTTCGTCAAGTAAGTCACCTACTTGACCGCCCATGCCTTCATCGTCCATCATTTCTTCTTCCATGATTGACTCATAGATTTCACGTGATTTTTCGACCACGATATCGTGGAACAATTCGCGGGCTTGCGCTTCATCCTCATTAATGATGAGGTTGATAAGTGTTTCGTATTTCTTGTTGTCCATGTTGATTCTCCTGATTAGAAATGGCTTTGTACACATATTTACACCGTATACACCAAAACAGTGTATTAAGTGCTATTTTTTTGCGTTTTTGGTAGGAATATGCTTTTATACTGAAGGTGCGCCTGAATCATCGGCTGGTTTAGCACCATATTGTTCACGTACTTTGTTAAGATATTTTTTCTTTTCGTAATTTCTTACGTCTAACATACGTCTTAACTTACGAATTTGCTTCAAAGTAAGTTTAGTTTTACGAGAGGTACGCCATACAGGTTTGCTGTTATCAGCATTAACATCCTGCATTCCCTGAACGGGTGGATCAAACATCTCGTATAATTTCATATTTTTATTTATCTTTGTTTAGTTTATAGTCATGGTAGTCTAAGAAAAAACCCACTGCAACAATGATATTCATTCCCAATGACATTAATATAATGTGCAAATCTTCATACCATATATTATGCATACTCAAATGAATATGTCCCACTACCCAAAATGGAATTGCTAAGTTTTCAGATATCCAAATCAATAAAAACTTGAGAAAACTTAGCATTACGTTATATTAGAAACCACCGCCTGTTGGTGCAGGTGCGCCTCCGCCCATAGTAGATTGTTGAGCGGCTACGTCATTTGCGATAGGCCCGGCAGTTTCAAGACCTGCGGCTTCTTCTCCTTCTTGTTCACCCTGTTCAACCTCATCCGCAGTTGATTGATCTGCTTCAAAGTCACCGGTTGAAACACCAATGTTACGTAGATCAGAACCAGTTGGGTCAACATTGACTTCCTTCTTGTTCTCTTCTTCCCAAAGTTGCTCGTTCTTTTTGATTTCTTCTTCTGTTAGACCTAAGAAACGTTCTAATGCAAAACGTTTTGAAATATAAGGGAATGCTTCCATTGAAGAAAATACTGATACACGTGCATTATCTAATTCACTTTGGCGATAAGCCGCAAAGTTTTGAGGTGGATTGAATGCTAAGTTGAACAATCCGGTATCAATGTTGAAGCCTCTCCAACGTAGGAACAGTTTGAATTCTTCGTCAAGTTTTAATGCAATATAGTTCTGCAAACGTTCGCAATATTGATTGAAACGAAACTCTTGAATCATTGCTGTACCAACACGACCATCACTTAATGGGGTTGTATTATCATCAGGGCCAGTTGGCAAATATGAACTTGGTACACGCAAACCACGTGCTAGTCTGTTATTGAAGTATTTCAAGTCATCAATTTCGCCAAGATTCTGTCCACCAGGAAGAACTTCAACACTTGAACCACGACCTTCAGCCGTAACTGGGAAGAAGTAATCTTCGTTCATTGACAATGGGTTATATGATGCATCTACTACTGATGAACCACCATATACCGAAGGGATTCTACGTTGGTGGATTTCATTCTTAACACGTTCAACGAATGCCATAGCCATGTGACTTGGCATGTTACCAACGTCAATCTTAAACATTCTACGTTCGGGCGCACGTTGTACACGATAGATAAGAACAGCGTCTTCTAGTAGTTCTTTTTGTTTATAAACTTTAAAGACATTCTCTAAAATTGATTGACCAAACGGCCAAAATCTATCAAGACCTTCTGTTAAACTTAAATGAACTACGTGCTTTGCATCAATCGCTGATTCACTTTGTCCCAAAGTAAAACGTGAACCTGATGTATTATAAGGCATACTAGGTACAGTGTACCCTCCACCTCCTCCGGTTCCACCGCCACCTGTACCACCTAACCCAGTTGCAGGGTTTGCGGCAAAGTCTGTGTTAGTTTTTTGTGCGGCAGATAAGTTCTGTAAGTTAATGTTAATATCTTTAATAACATATTGTTCAGGCTTCTTACCTTCACTTTCGTTAACAATAACTTTAATAACTTTAACCATGTCAATCCAGTATAACTTAAAGTTTTCTGGATCACGAATGAATACTTGATCTCCATACTTAATAGTATTACGGAAGATTTTAAACATTCTAGTATCGAATTCGTTTAACTTACTCCACTGATGTAGTTGCTTTGTTAATAGTTCTACTTCATGTGGAGTAGGTTCTTCTTTGTATTCAAAACTAAATGGTGTTTTATTGTGTTCGTTTCGTTGAGTACTAAATTCTGAAATAATATCTAAGCAAGCATTGATTTCAGCGTCAACATCCATCATTTCATATTGGTTATATCGTTCAACACGGTTTGGGTGACCAGTATAGACTTCAGGAAGTCTAGACATATAGTTTTTATAACCAAACTCAGTATTGTTATAGCCGCCTGTAGGCATGCCATTTTGACCTGGTGAGCCATTCCATGCACCAGTGTTGCTGTTAATACCAGAAATAGGGCTTGAAACACCACTTCTGTTTAAGAATTTCTTTTTATATGACATAGTACCCAGTTCTCAGTTAATAGTATTTAGTTTAAACACGTGATGCCTTCAATAACTTATTGGATGTATCGTTTCCATTTTCTAATACGTCAATCATTGTATCCAATTTATCTGATAGCATTGCGAACATTTCAGCATTCATGTTCATGACCTGATCAGATGTATTATTGGTTCTAGTTATTGGTTGAGTGACTTCATCAGTTGTTGTATTTGTAGGAGTTTTATTTATTTCTGGTAAAATAGAACTAGCATTAACTGGAGTTGTTAGTTCAGAACTATATCTTTCAACAGGATAACCACTCATTGTAGCAGGAGTTTTAAACATTTCTGTTAAATCTCCTAACATAGAATTAGCCATTGGTGCTACTTTATCAACTGGATAACTACTCTTTGTAGCAGGAGTTGTAGCCATTTCTGCTAACATAGAATTAGCATTCAACGGTGTTACTAGTTCGCCGCCGTGCATTTCAACAGGATATCCAGTTTGCGGGCCGTCAAATATCCCACCATCCATTGCTTTTAGTTCAAAGTGAACTTTATCTCTCATTCCATATGGGCGATATAATCCTGCTTTAGACAATGCGGCTAATGCTTTTGGATCACCATACTCTTGAAGGTCAACAGCCCTGCCTTTCTCATGCGGACTACTACCAGGTTTAGCAACTATGTCTCCGGTTGGACTTTTACCAGGAGTGCCTCTTTTTACTGTTTCATCCCAAAGTCTTTTTCCATCGGCAGCATCTCTTTTTGCACTGTTGATTGTTAATTTTTTACCTGTTTGTGCTTTATAATCTTGAGCAGCCATTAATAATGCATTTTGTAATGCACCATTTATTCCTCTAAAGTCTGCCTCTTCTCCTGAAGGTGATCTAAAATTAAAGTATGCCGCTAAATCACCTGATGGGCCTGCGGCTTCTCCGCCACCTGGTCTCATTCCACCTGCCGCGGCCATTTCTTGAACAAATTTTGGTGCCCTGCCGGTAGCAACAACTTCGGCTTGCTTGTTGTATTTGCTTGCCATCAAGTCATATACTTGTTTCAATGTTCTGGGTTTACCAGATTCATCATAATAGATATTTTTATTTGCTCTTGCGGCTCTTGGATCCATATCTGCGGCTAATGCATTTGGATTACGTCCCATAGCGTTTAAGAATTTAGATGCACCGCCTGCCCCTAAGAAGTGAGCCATGTACAAGTCAGTATTTGATGCAGGGCGACCTGTACTCTTTTCAAGTTGTTTTTTGTTCTTTTCAGTGAAGTAAGCCATTACCTCTGCGGCTTTGCGAGGATCAAACTTATCTTCCAATGAATAGTTTTTGCCCATTTCTTTAGTTAATTGTTTCCAAGTTCCATCTAAGAATTGGAACATACCTCCAGCAGAACTTGTTTTTGCTCTAATATTAGCATCACCACCTGATTCAAGCATAGCAGTTGTAGCCATGTATGAAGAAAGATTTGCAGGAGCAGAGCCAGCACCACTAGGTGCGCCAGCACCACTAGGTGCGCTTCCTCCGCCATCTGGTGCAGGGCCAAACGGACTTGTGCCGCCGCCGCCTCCCATGCCATTGATAGTAGTTGCAAGGGTTTGCAATGATGTACTAAAAATATTCAATTTATCAATAGCATTACTTAATGCTCTAGACAAACTATTATACGAGGCTTGTGTAGACTCTTCACGTAATTTATTTGCTTCTTGTAATTCTTTTGTTTGCTCAATCGTCTTTTGATCAGTTTCAATTTTATCCTGTGTAGTAACAATTGATGCTTCTGTTTTTTCTGTAGACTTAACAGCGGCTGCCACTTGGGCTTCATGTTTCTTGTGTATTTCTCCGAGTTGGCCAGCACCAGGAACAGCACCAGCACTGGGACCTGCTCCAGTTGCTTTAGCGATGCTTTTACTAAGTGTTTCTGGACTAATCAATCCAAACGTTAATCCACTAAGTGCGCTTCCAGCCGCTGATGATAATTTTTCTCCAGTAGTTGCTTGACGACCGCTGATTCCTAAATTTTTTCCAGCATCTTTATATCCAGAGTAAGCATCAGTAACTGCCATCCCGCCTGCAATGACTGCACCCACTCCGGGGATAAATCTTGCGGCTGCTCCGACTCCTCTTGCAAGACCTGCTAATGGTCTGGTCATATTACCTAATGCACTAGTTGCTCTTGCAAATCTACTAGGAGGAGGTGCTTTAGTAAATCTTCCTTTAGCATCTCTTGCTCTTGGTTTTGATTTTGGTTTTGATTTTGTAGTAGGTTTACCTTTACCGCCACCAGTAAGTCCACTCGCGGCCACTTTACCTAAAGCAAGTGCAGCCGCAATTGCAGCCGCGGCCAGTGCATAAGTTGCAATCTTAGTGTAATCCATTGCGCCGGCAAGTGAGTCAACTGCTTTCTTAGCAGAGATTTCTGCTTCTGTTAATGCTCCGCGTTTATCTAGATCCTTGTCAGTGCCTGCAGCCTTTGCTTTTGCAATTGCATCTTTTGCAATCTTATCTAATTCTTCAGCAGTTTTACCTTGCTGACCAGTAGTACGTTCAAGCACTTCTTGGCTAACAGCAAACTCTTTACCTAAGGTTTCACCGCCTAATTGGAATGCCAGTGCTAAATTCTCAGACTTTTGATCAAGATTTTTGTTAACATCTGTTTGAGTACGTAAGATTAAGGCTTCTGTTTCTTTGCCTGGTTTAGCATTCTTTAAGTCAGTCGATAATTGTTGCGCACTAATACCTAAGTTTGCAAGACCCTTTGTACTTTCATCATATGTACCTGTTCTTGCAACTTTGGCTAATTGTTGAGCCATTTCTGGTCCAACACGTGCAGTCATATCATTGATAAACTGTTTACGTGAAGCCTGTTCATTTTTTATTTTTTGTGCTTCAGCCTTGTCACTTTCATCTCCCCTTGATAGTCTAGCAATTTTAGCATTTTCTGCACGTGTTTGTACCAGTTCTTCAAATTGTAACTGTGCTTGCTGTTGTTCTTGTGCAAGTGCTTCTGCACTTTT